GAAGCCGTGCAGGGAATGCTGGCAGACCTCGCAAAAGCGAACGGCCTTGACTACGGCGCGGAGATCGGAGGATCGCTCGAAGACGCCGAACCGCAGATCGACAAAGGCGCTGAGCTTGCGGCGAAGTGGGGAACGGCGCGCGGCCAAATCTGGCAGCTGGGGGAGCATCGGCTGATGTGCGGAGACAGCACGAGCGCCGATGATGTAGCTCGGTTGATGGATGGTGAGCGGGCGGAGTTGCTTTTCACGTCTCCGCCATACGCAGATATGCGCGATTACAAGGGCGGAAACATGGCCGAGACGAAGCTGTCTCAATTCATCTCAGCTTTCAGCTCGCATGTCATGTATCAAGCCGTCAATCTCGGAATCAAGCGTGCGGACAATGAGATCGTTGAGTACTGGCAAGAATACATTTCTGCGGCAAAGCAATGCGGATACAAACTGCTGAGCTGGAATGTATGGGATCAAGGCCAGAACGGCGCAGTTGGGAAGCTTACTGCTATGTTCCCGATTGAGCACGAGTTTGTGTTCGTATTTGGCGCGCAATCCAAAAATCTCGTGCCAACTGTGCCAAACAAAACGGCAGGATACGTGAGCGATCATGTACACGATAGACAGTCTGATGGGGGACTCACGAAGAAGCAGCCAATAAAAACTAGGCCGATGAGAGAACTCGGAACAGTAATTCGATGCCCACCTCAGCTGGCGCGGAATGTTGACGCGTATCACCCAGCCATGTTCCCAGTTGAATTCCCGAAGGCGTACATTGAAGCGATGTCAAACGAATCTGATTACATCGCCGAACCATTCAGCGGCAGCGGCACGACGCTGATGGCCTGCGAACAGCTAAACCGCAAATGCCGCGCGATGGAGATCGCTCCGGAATACGTGGCGGTGGCGCTGGAGCGGTGGGCGACAGCGACAGGCAAGACGCCTGTGCTGGTCACAGAGGTCACGGAGTAAAAAATGGCTAGGCTTACGCGAAAGATGATTGAGGCGGCGCTGATGGAGACGTTCGGCAACGTCGCGCTGTCTGCGAGACGCCTCGGTGTCTCGCGTGAATATCTCAGCCGAACGATTACCAAGACCCCGGCGCTGAAGGTGATTCTCAACAGTGCACGGGAGGAGCGAGTAGACCATGCCGAGAGCGCGCTCAGCCGCGCGGTGATCAACGGCGAGGCGTGGGCCGTGTGCTTCACCTTGAAGACGCTCGGCAAGTCGCGCGGATACGTGGAGCGCGTGCAACAGGAGATCAGCGGACGAGATGGGCAGGCAATCGAAATCAAACCTACAGTCTTCAACCACGAAGCCGCTGTTGCCTCCCTTGCGGCCCGATCAGCTGAACATTATCGGGAACCCGGCGAGGTTCAAAATCGTGGCGATGGGGAGACGGTGGGGTAAGTCATTCATGGCGACGTCCTACGCCCTCTCCTGTGCAGACCTCGGCGCTACTGTCGCGTGGATCGCGCCGACGTATCGCAACAGCCGTCCACTGTGGCGCGCTGCGGAGCGGGCCGTAGCGCCAGTGGCACACAAGCTCACCGTGCGCAGGAGTGAGCGCGAAATCGTATTCCCGTCTGGCGGATCGCTGTTCGTGTATTCCGCCGACAATCCCGACGCGATGCGCGGCATGTCGTTCGACCTCGTCATCATCGACGAGGCGTCACGCGTCTCCGAGGAATCGTGGACGGATGTGATTCAGCCGACGCTTGCCGATCGCGGTGGACGCGCCATTCTCATCAGCACGCCCGTCGGCCGCAACTGGTTCTATCGTGAATGGTTGAAGGGCCGTCAGCACTCGGAGCGCATCGCGTCCTTCCAAGCGCCGTCATCCGCGAATCCCATGCCGACGATCCGCGAGGCATTTGAACGCGCGCGGGAAACGGTGAGCGATCGCACGTTCCGGCAGGAGTGGCTTGCCGAATTTGTGGACGACGGCGGAGGCGTGTTCCGCAGCGTCACTGACGCCGTGCGCGCGCATCCCGTCAGTGCGCCGAACGCCGACCACACCTACGTGGCGGGGCTGGACTGGGCGCTCAGCAACGACTACACCGTGCTCACCGTCATCGACCAGACGACGCGCGAGGTCGCGCACATCGAACGGTTCACGATGATGGACTACGGCGCGCAGCGTGCTCGCATCCACGCGGTATGCCAGCGATACGGCGTCTACCTGGTGGTGGCTGAATCGAACGCGATGGGCAAGCCCAACAACGACGAACTGCGGCGCATGGGCGTGCGCCTGCGTGACTTCAACACCACGAATCTCAGCAAGGCCGCGGCCATCGAATCTCTCGCCGCCGCGTTCGATCATCGTGAAATTGCAATTTACGATCACCGCGAACTCATCGAAGAGCTACAAGCCTACGAAGGGTCGCGTCTCGATAGCGGAGCCATGCGATACGGCGCGCCTGACGGCATGCACGACGACATGGTGATGTCTTTGGCTCTCGCATGGCAGGCGTGCGGGAGCCAGTCAATGTGGGGGGCATAGGTATGGGAATACTCGATAGACTTTTCGGGAGGGATGAACCGGACGCTGTCAAAGCTCTGGAACGTCCGACGTGGTGGTCGAACGTCTGGAACACGGAAGGCGAGGACGGCAAAGACGAGTACGGCAATTCCCCCAGTGGCCGTATCGGTGCCGTTGAGTCGAACGTGTGGGCGTACAACTGCGTGAAGGCGCGCATGGCGGCGGTGGCACAGGCTCCCATGAAACTGTATCGCGGCGTAGGAGAGGAGAAGGAAGAGATCACGGAACATCCCGTGCTCGACTTGCTCATCAAGGTGAATCCTCTCAACCTCAACGCGCTGTCGTTCCGCCGCGGCATTGAGCAGCAGCTGAGCCTGCACGGGCGATGTCTCATCCAGAAGGTGAAGGGCACTGGCGGAGTCGTCGAGCTTTACATCCTGCCGATGAACTACGTTGAGATCGTGCCCGATGCGCGGCTGTGGATCGCGGGCTTTCGCTGGCTGCCAACGAACGATTTCATTCCACGCGCCGATGTCATTGACATCAGCTACCCGGCGCTTGACGGCAGCGTCGAAGCAGACAGCCCGACGGCCGTTGCATTGGACGCGATCAACAGATACAACCTCGCGGACAAGGCGCAGGCGTCGATCGATAGGCGCGGCGGGCAGAAGGGCGGCATGGTCATCCATCCGCAGGGCACGATTGCCGCGGACTTCGAGCGCATCCGCATGGCGTGGGACAGGTGGCGCAAAAACCCCGACAACGCCGGCCGCGACATGCACGTCAGCAACGGCTTCGAATACGTGGCCGATGCGTTCAGCGCCGTGGAGATGCAGCGAGAGGAGCGGCTGATGCGCATCGCCAACGAGATCATGGCACCGTATGGCGTGCCACCGTCCATCGCGGGAGATTACAAGGACGCGTCGAAGCTAGCCAACGCCGAAGCCCAGCGAAAGAATTTCTGGGAGGGAACGATCGTTGATGAACTGAAGCTCATCGAAGAGGAGCTGACGTTCGCGCTGCTCCACGCGGAATACCCCGGCAGCGAAGACCTGTATTTCGAGCACGACCTGTCGGACATCGCTGCGCTTCGTGAAGATGCGGACAGCCGAGTGAATCGCGCCATCGCGCTCACGGCCGCGAACCTCGCATCCGTGAACGAAGCGCGAGACCTGGTGGGCCTCGACATGAGCGAGGATCCGGCCGCGGATCGTATCCTCATGGAAGCTTCGCAGGCTGACGTTGTGGCTGACCCCGCCCCGCTTATCGCAATCGTCGATCAGCGCAACGCCGGCACGATCACGGACGACGCGGCGTCTACGCTGCTGCGCATCGCTGCTCCGAATCTCACGGATGAGCAGGTGGCATCGCTTCTCACGCGATCCGCAGCGCCGGAAGCCGCGCCTGTGGAGGACGAGGCAGACGACGAGACCGACGATGAGATGGACTCGTTCGATGCGGAGGACGATGCGATCGAGGCGGAGATCGACGCGCTTCTCTCGGAGGAATCCGCAAAGGCCGATCGCATGTTCGACGAGTCGAAGATTGAACGGCAGGGCGGGAAGTTTGCGCCGAAGGGAGCGGGTGATGATGGCGCGCCTGCCACGCCGAAGCGGAAGCGCGTGCTGTCTCCCGAGGCGAAGAAGCGCATGCAAGAGCGCCGCGTCACTCGCGCGCGAGAGGTGGAGTCTCGGATGAAGGCCGACATTCAGCGCCTTGATGAAGCGCGCGCGAACGCAGACGAGAAACTGGGCAAGCGCATCGATCGCTTGAAGGCTCGCTTGCAGCAGCGGCTCACCGATGCCACGACGATCATTGAGAGCAACGGCACGACGGTGCCCAAGCGCAAGCGCACGAGCGCGGTTGATCGCTTGCTTGGCTCGCGCGAAGAACCTGCGTCGGCGCCGTCTCCCACGGACTCGCTGCCGACCGTGAAGGCCGTTGACGAGAGCGTAGACGATCCGTGGGCACCCCCGGCCGCAGTGCGCAAAGCGGCGGAGCGCGGTCTGGAGCTGCGCCGCGAGTTCAACCGAGGCGGGACGGAAATTGGCGTGGCGCGCGCGCGTGACCTGTCGAATGGGAAACGGATTCCGCCGCAGACGATCAATCGCATGCTGTCGTATTTCGCGCGACACGAAGTGGACAAGAAGGGCGAGGGCTGGGGCGACGAGAACAATCCTAGCGCCGGTTACATCGCGTGGCTGTTGTGGGGCGGAGACGCCGGCTGGTCGTGGGCGCGCGGCATCGAACGCGAATACCCTGCCGAGGTGAAAGCCTTCCCGTACGTTGATCCCGTCGGCCTCGTCGCTGAAACGATCGACGGCGAGGAGCTTGGCATCATCGATGCGCTGCACCGTGGTGGCGTGCACGACGGCGTGAAAGCCTCGGTGAAATCGCCAGTGTTCACGATCGCAGGCAAAGCCTATGCCGCCGAGGAGGTGATGATCCGTCATGCCTAGTCCGATTCAAGTGATGCTTGTGCGCCCCGAAAAATTCAGGCGATACACGGGCGCACTGACAGAGGGCAAGAAGAAGGCGCTCGCCTACGCGCTTGAGGAGCTTGACAAATACGGCCGTGCGCAGGTGAAGCAGATTCAGGAGGAAGCGCCGGAGAAGAAGGGCCTCTTCGCACAGGGCTTCACGTACTCCGTGAAGAAGAGCGGGCCGCAGCTGGGCACGCTGAGCATCAACTGGTATCCGAAAGATCGGCCGAAGAATCTACTTGAGTGGCTCACGTTCGGCACGGGCATCTACGGGCCGAGGCGTCATCGCATTGTGCCGAAAGCGGTATGGGCCAATGAGAGGCGCGTGATGAAGGGCAAGAAGCCTAAAGCGATTCCGAAGAAAAAGCGCGTGCTCGCATGGCAGGACCCCAACACCGGCAAGTGGATTCGCGCGTCTAGCGTCGCTGGCATGAAGCCGAACGACTTCCTGCGCCGTGCATGGTATGAGCCGGAGATTGCGCGCATGCGCACATCGCTGGGCTTCAACGTCGGCAAGCTCATCCGCGATCTGATCATTCAGAAGAGCAACCGCGCATGATGGTTTATGATGTGACAAGGGAGGTAGAACAGA